AAACCGATGAGTACAGGCGCTATAGATGCAAACTTGACAACACAGTTTTCTGCTATGTTGCACGTTAAAGCTCAGCAATCACCTTCTCGTCTACGCAGCCACGTTATCGTTAAGCAAATGACCGGAGATGTCTATGCTTACGATGGCCTTGGTGCAGTAGATTCAAGGGAAATTACTGGTCGTATCGTTCCTACAGTGTTCGATGAAATTGACCATAACAGACGGAAGATCGCTCGTAGACGTTTTTCTGTAACACTACCTATTGATGCTTCTGACACAAGAGGGGTTCTTTTGAATCCTGAAGGTGAGTATTCAGGTGCATGCATGAAAGCTATGAATCGTAGTTGGGACCGCGTTGGAGTTGAAGCTTCGCACGCAGACGTTCTTACTGGCCGTGAATTCGGCACAACTGTTACTTTCGCCAACGACGGTGGAAAAACAGTTACAGCGACTTCTGGTTTAACTTACGAAAAACTACTTGAGATCAGAAAGAACTTTACTAACGAGGAAGTTGGCAACGACGGATCCGAGACATACAGTCTTTTAATCACAGGTACTGAAGAAGAAGCTCTTATGAAGGAGCTCGAATTGACAAGTGGTGACTTTAGTCGTCAATTTGTCGTAGACAGAGGGCGCATTACAATTGCTGCTGGAATCAACTTGATTGTTTTCGGTGCCGATGTAACTAACCCAATGTTGAAAGTTGTATCAACTACAAGAGATTGTATTGCTATGACAAACAGATCTTTGTGCTATGGATTGTCAAAAGACATGGCAATCACAATCAAAGATCGTCCCGATTTTATCGAGACTAAACAGGTACAAATCATCGGTCAGTGGGGCGCCGTGCGCACTGAAGGTGTTTTGCTACAAAAAGTAACAACAACAACTTAATAGGAAGGAGATGCCGTTATGGCTGTAGAAAATAAATATATCAACGCGGATCTCGCTAACGATAAGATCGGTGCCGCTGTCTTTACAGCAGGTGATAAGACTGTAGTAATGGTTGCTACATTTGAAGTCGCTGTTGCTGACGACGACCTATCTGTATTTCGTTTGTGGAAGTCTGTTAACCCGGAGCTCATTCCTGTTCGCATCGAAGTTTACAATGATGCGATGACGAGTAGTTCTGATTGGGACCTTGGTTTTTATGAAACTACTGTTCCTGGCACCACTGGTGCTGTCATTGATAAAGATAAGCTAGCCAACACAATGGACCTTTCGTCTGGAAACGGACGGAGTTCCCCCATTGATGGTTTAGAGAATCTTAATATCAGTGAAGTGAACGAGCGGATCTGGGAACTAGCAGGGCAAACCATTACCACTAAAAAACGTGGGTATGATATTGCATTAACTGCTAATACCGTTGGATCAGCTATTGGCACGGTTAGTGTCATCGCTTGGTTCGTCCAAGGATAGAGGCTTTCTTTGTTCTGGTTGGGTGGTGAGAGCTTATTACTCTCATCACTCATTTATAATAGGAGGGAATTATGGCGCTACCAGCACCGAATGATCCAGTATCGATTTGTAACCTATCCCTCACTCAGCTCGCGCAAGCACCAGTAGCTGATATAGACGAGCCCACTACAGACACAGAGGCGCTCTGTAAGATCCATTACCCTCAACAGCGTCGAGCTGTACTGAGATCACACCCCGTAAATTTTGCTATTAAACGGGCAGTTTTGGCTAGTAATGCCACAGCGCCAGTTTTCGGCTTTTCTCAGGCATATGATTTACCTACTGATTTTATTCGCTTTTTAACCCGTCACGACGATAATGGCGTACCCATCCCAGGAGAGTTTATCGAGGGGGTGGATTATCAGCTAGAAGACGGTCAATTTTTAACGAATGCAGGTGGCACAACTGGCGGTGTGTTAAACATGCGTTACATATTCGACCAAGAAAGAATTCTTAGCTGGGATCCTTTATTCATTAACGTACTTGTTATTGAATTAGCGTTGGTTCTGGCACCACAGTTTAAGTCAAATACAAGAACTGTAGACAAATTAGAGCGGAAATTAAGAGAAGTTAAGGCTGAGGCCAAGGCCATTGATGGTCAAGAACGGCCTCCTAGGAGAGTGCAACACAGCAAATGGTTAGCCGCCCGTCGTAATCGGGGTAGCCAAGTCGCTGATAGGTTCACTAGATTTGACTAATGGCAGAACAAGAAGTAGTAAAACAAAATTTCTCTGGTGGGGAACTATCCGACAAGATGAATGGCCGCTGGGACCTATCGGTCTTCCAGAATGGCTGCCGTCGGATGAAGAACTTTATCGCCCTGACAGAGGGTGGAGCGCTATACCGCAACGGGTTTAGGCACGTACACCACTCAAGATTAAACCGAGTGATGAACTTGAAGAAGTTCGAATTCAACGACGAACAAGCCTATATCCTAGAATTCACCGATAAAAAGCTACGATTCTATAGAAATAATGGAATTATCCTCGAGAGTAGCAAAGTGATTTCCGCCATTACTAAGGCGAGCCCCGGGGTGGTGACAACAGCTACCCATAGTTATGAAAACGGAGATGAGGTCTTTTTATCCGAAGTTGTCGGAATGACAGAGGTAAACGGAAAATCGTTTATCGTTGCAAATAAGACGGCCACTACCTTTGAGCTTACGGACGTAGATGGAAACAATGTCAATACTACTGGTTTCACTACATATAGCTCGGCTGGCGTGTCCAACAGGGTTTTCGAACTTGACACACCATATACCGACACGATAAGCACAGCTCTCACCAACCAGCTTTTCAAGATTGAGACTGACCAAGATGCAGATACCATGTATATCACGCATCCACACTATCTACCACGCAAACTCACACGTACAGACCACACAGCCTGGACCCTTACTTTACAGGTAATCACTGCTGACCCATTTACGACAAAACAGGTCATAACTGCCATAACCCAGGCAAATCCAGGGGTGGTGACAATCTCTAGCCACACCTTCAGCGATGGTGATGTGGTTGTGATAGAAGAGGTGGTAGGTATGGTCGAGGTTAATAGTCAGCCTTACATTGTCGCAAATAAGGCAACTAACACGTTTGAGCTAACTGATCTAAATGGAGCAAATATAGATACTTCTGGATTTACAGCTTATGCCTCAGTAGGCTTTGCTTCGCTGCAGAACCTCATCCCCAACGCGGTAGCCATCCACGAATCAAGATTATGGTACGGTGGCCCAGAAGCCGCTCCCGACAAATTGTTTGCATCACAGGCTCCAAACAGTTCCGGTGTGACCCAATACGATGATTTTACTACGGGCACCGACCCAGAAGATGGCCTTGCTTTCTCTATCAACAGTTCAGAGGTTAATAAGATCCTCTGGTTAGCTGGAACCGATAGGCTCCTTATGGTGGGAACCTTTGGTAGTGAGATCAAAACCACAGGATCGGACGATGAAACGGCTATTACGCCTACAAGCATAAAAGCTAGAGCTCTCAATAGAATTGGTGTGGCTGACATAGCCCCAATTAATAAAGAGAGTTTCATCATGTATGTACAACGTGGAGAATTGACGCTTAAGAGCCTACAATTCGACGCGTTGAAAGACAACTTTACAGCTACGGACCAAAACCTTGTTTCTGACCACATTACCCAAGGAAATGGGCCATGGTCTCGATTGACTGCTTCAACCCCCTTGACAGGCCTTAAACAGCTTACTTGGCAAACTGGCCGACCTGACATCGCCTGGGCGCTTAGGCGCGATGGAATCCTTTTAGGCCTCACTTATAAGCCAGAAGAGGGCATTGCCGGATGGCACAGACACACCACTGGTGCAACTGGTGAGGACAGTTTTATCTCCATATCCACGCTCCCCCGTCCCTCTAGTTTCGATCAATTATGGGTAGGAACAGAGTTGACAGTGAACAGCCTTACACGCAGGTACGTAGGATACCAGGAAGATTCCCCATTTTTTCCACAGGAAGTTGATTACTTTACGGGGGCCTTAAATGAAACTACCGACAAAGCGCAATTCCAAGCAGCCCTATTCGAGGCTCAAAAGGAGTACGTGCATCTTGATAATAGTCTTACTTATGATGGCACAGGCGCGGGAGTGGATGCGTCAGCGACGATGACACCCGGTGCACTTACTGGAACGAGTATTACGTTCACTGCAGGTGCCGCAGTTTTTACGTCTGCCGCAGTCGATGTGGGTCGTGAGATCTGGAAACGTCCTATTAACGGTATTGGCACAGGTAGGGCTGAAATTACAGGGTTTACCAACTCAACTACCGTTGTGTGCACAATTTTAGATGGTGCTGATTTTGACACAACTACAGCTATGGCAGCTGGAGACTGGTATTTAACCACTGATTCTATATCAAATTTGGATCACCTTGAGGGTAGATCCGTTGGCGTGGTCACCGATGGTGGTATCCACCCAGACTTAACAGTCTCGAGTGGCGCCATAGCACTCACTTATCAGGCAAGTATTGTACACGTAGGTACAACTTATGAGGGATTCCTACAACCTATGACCATGGAATTTGGCGGGGAAACAGGACCTTCTATATCAAAATTAAAAGTTATCAATGAATTCGCATTTAGGTTTTCCAATTCGCTTGGGGCGGAAGTGGGCACAGACCTTTATGATGCAGAAACCATCCCCTTTACCGCGATGCCTCTCCAAATCGGTAGGCCTCAAGGTGTATTTTCTGGCATTAAGAAGGTTAAATCTTTCGATAGTTACTCGAGAGATAAATTAATGTACGTCAGACAGACGAAACCTTTACCATGCGAGGTACAGCAAATTGTTGTTTACGGAGAAGCCGAAGAAAATTGATATAGAGATTGTAGAATTTCATCCAAATCATGTGGAAGTCATGGAAGTTCGCTCAATAGAGGCATTGGGGATAATGCAAATGGAAGATGCACACGACAGATTAGAACAATTAAGCAAGAATAGCTTGGACGCTCAGACCTTTTTACATGACGGCCGGGTTATCTTTTGTGCGGGGTATGTTCAGTTATGGCCAGGGGTTATAGAAGTTTGGATGATACCCTCTATTTATGTCAAAACAATCACTCTGTCTTTTTGCAAACTTTTAAAAGCTTACGTAAACGATATAATGGAGAAGCATAACTGTCACAGATTGCAGACCACAGCACCTAATGATGCTGAACACGATAAGTGGATGAAGTTCTTAGGCTTCGAAAAAGAGGGTGTTTTGCGTAAATATACGTACAGTTACGAAGATTACAGCATGCATGCGAAGGTGATAAAATGAGCAGTTATATAACAGGTGCACTACAGATAATGCAAGGTGTCAGTGACTTTAAGGCTGCCAAGCAAGAAGGCAAGGACCTTAGGAGACAAGGCGCTGTTGCACTAAGAGAATCTGAGGCAGAAGCTGAACGCGTTGGTGAGCAGGGCCGACGCTTTGGCCAGCGACAAAGATTAAGTTTCTTAAAACAAGGTGTCCGTTTAGAGTGCTCCCCTCTCTTAATTCTAGCTGAGACAGCGGAAAAGAGTGCTGAGGAAGTTGCAGGAATTCAGCGCCGTGGTCAAGCTCAAGCGCAATTATTTAGATCAAGAGGACAAATTACAGAACGTGGTGGTAGGTCGAGGTTGCTAGGTAGCTTCGCGTCTGCATCTGCATCATTTGTAAAAGGGAGCGGTGAGCTTGAAAGTAGTAAAAAATAATGGCGGGTCGTATACCAGAATTTCAACAACGTAGAATTGCTTCTGAGTTAGTAGGCACCCCTGGTGTTGACCGCTCAGCGGGGCAGCTATTTGGTAGCTTGGCCTCAGCGTCAGCTAGTATCACCAAGCAGGTCCAAAAGGGACGACGAGCTGAAGCAAAAGCACAAGCCAAACAAGACGCGCTTGTCAAGAATGCTTCTGTTGATGCTACAAATAGTGGCCGACTTCTGGACCTCAACCTCGCTCTAGACGATCACAGAAACACCTCCAAGAACACACAGGAATGGTCAACTAAAGCTAAAGAATCTCTTAGGAGCGCCTTAGCTGATATAGAGGACCCAGCTGAGCGAGCAGCCTACGCTAAAGAGGCAGGGGATTTTATATTCTCCCGCGCCCAGAGGATGGGC